TTATTTGATTTCCAGCACGTCCAAACGCGCCGGCGCAGGCGCCGCGTCGTCCGAATCTTCCGGCTGCCAGCCGACCGGCTGCATCGGAATGTCTTCGCGATCGAAGGCCAAATCGCCGCCGTCCACCACCGCACTGCCGTGGTGAATGCCTTTGAAATCGAACAGATTGATATCGCTCAGGTGCGAAGGCACTACGTTTTGCATGGCGCTGAACATGGTTTCCAGCCGGCCTGGGTAACGTTTGTCCCAGTCGCGCAGCATGTCGCCGATCACCTGGCGCTGCAAATTAGGCTGAGATCCGCACAGATTGCATGGAATGATCGGGAACGCTTTGGCGATCGAGAAACGCTCGATGTCTTTCTCGCGGCAATAGGCCAGCGGGCGAATGACCACGTGCTTGCCGTCGTCGCTCATCAGTTTGGGTGGCATGCCTTTCATCTTGCCGCCGTAGAACATGTTGAGGAACAGCGTCTGCAGAATATCGTCGCGGTGGTGGCCCAGCGCGATCTTGGTGGCGCCCAGTTCGGTGGCGGTGCGATACAGAATGCCGCGGCGCAGGCGCGAGCACAGTGAACAGGTGGTTTTGCCTTCCGGGATCTTGTCTTTAACGATACTGTAGGTGTTTTCTTCGACGATCTTGTACTCCACCCCCAAGCCTTCCAGGTAAGCAGGCAGAATATGCTCAGGGAAGCCGGGCTGTTTCTGGTCGAGATTCACCGCCACCAGCGAGAAATTGATCGGCGCGCTCTGCTGCAGATTGCGCAGGATCTCCAGCATGGTGTAGCTGTCTTTGCCGCCGGACAGACAGACCATGATGCGGTCGCCTTCTTCAATCATATTGAAATCGGCGATCGCTTCGCCCACGTTGCGGCGCAGGCGCTTTTGCAATTTGTTCAGGTTGTATTGCAAACGCTTGTTATCTTGTTGATTCTCAGTCATTTTATTTTTTCGATACTCCAGAAAGGGGCATTATAGGGGCAAAGAGCATTAAATAGCCAGCCTGTCATTGAGCATTGCCACCTGATCGCCGTTCATCTGTTCAATCCATTTTCCGTAGATCTCGTAAACCATTTGCGCGTTCTCGTGTCCCATCTGCGCCGCGATAAATGACGGGTTCGCTCCGGCCGTCAAAAGCCAGCAGGCGAACGTGTGGCGCGTCTGGTACGGATTACGTGGTCGAATACCTGCGCGCTTTACAGCGGCATTCCAGCGAGCGCCGATCGACGATAGGCCATAGTGCGGCCGCTGTCCGCCTTTGGATGGGCGCGGGACGAACACAAAGCGCAGGCGTTGGCGTTCGGTGCTGCCGTATTCGCGGTGATGATACGTGATCTCGGTTGGCCGATGCAGGCCGGTAAGCAGCCGCTGCGCGCGTAGTGCCTCCACCGCCGGCGCGAGTAGCGTTACCGTGCGAAAACCTGCCTGCGTTTTTGGCGGCCCGAATTCGCCCAGGGACGTTAAATTTCTGCTCACACGTAATTCACCTTTGTCCAGGTCGATATCCTCCCATGCGAGTGCGGCAAGCTCGCCGTGGCGCAGCCCGGTAAAAATGGCAATTGTCCATATGAAACGGCGCTGGCCATCCAACGCCATCACCAACTGATCATACTCGTCACGTAGCAGCGGATCCGGTTTCGTGTTCGAGCGCTTCAATTTCTTCACGTCTTCATAGGGTTTGTCACGGATAAACCCCGATCGGTAGGCAAAACGTAAGACGGTACAGAGTGCACCAACATAATCGTTTACCGTGCGCACGGTGCGGCCGTCCTTGTTGCTGCGCAGGCTTTCCTGGTAAAAGGTTCGCCCATGCAGGAGCGCATTTCTAAAACCGAGAATGTCGTTGTGGTTGATGTCCGCCAGCGCCCGATCTGGTCCCACAATGAATTTTATGGTTTTCATTTGTGACCGGGTTTTTTTCATCGTATTACGCGCCAGCTCTGGTTCTCGGTTTTCCAGCCAGGCATCCACTAACTGGCCGAATGTCTCGACCTGACGAACTGGCCCAGAAGCGATGGTGGCTTCTGCTGCACGTTTAGATGTCGGGAACCGTGCGGCATAATCAAACTGCCCCAGTTGGATTTCACTCTGGATCACCGCCCGCATCATGGATGCACGCTTGATATTTGCCGGGGTGATTTCCCAAGATTTCAGCAATTCGCGACAGCGTTTCCCGCGATACATGAACCAGATAGCCAAGCGCTTTCCGCGGATCTCGACACCGGTTGGTAGTTTTGCTTTTGCCATCACGCATCCTGAACCATCTTATTAATCTCAGGGTAGTTGTACCAAGTGACTCCGCGTACGGCACGTTGGCCACTGGATGCAACCCGCTTGAAATGCACCCCTTCAATCCAACACCCTTGGCGATATTTTTCTATTTGTCGATCGCTAAGGCCCGTCTTTGCTTTAAGCCTATCTTCAACAACCCACTCTTCATTAAAGATCACTTGCGGCATACTTCACCTCATGATCGGCCAGCAGATTATCGTGCTGGCCGTTACTATTTTGATTTTCGAAAATCATTTTTCAGTGCTGTAAACGCCGTCGCAGTACAGAACGGTGCGCGGGCGGCGCAATTGGATTGCTTCCCTCATTCGCTCGCACTGGTCGAAGCTCGAGTAAATTCGCTCAGATACCGGCAGCGCGTCGCAAGCATCGTGGCCGCACGGGCTGACCAATAGCAGGAAGCCGATAAGCGTCAGCATGCCGCCTCCTGCGCCGGCGACAGGTCATCGATCGCCTGCTGATAGCGCTGAACCTCATCAGCGCTCAGGAACCGCGCAGAGCGATGCAGAAGGGCGCCGAGCTCTGCCCGTTCCTGGCTTGTGGTGCCGCCGTTCTTGCCGGCCGCATCGATCGACGCACCCAGTGCGGCAATCGCGTTGAGGCGGTGGTGCTGCTTCACGATTTTGTTTTTCAGTTCGGTGTACAACGTGATCCCCAGTTGCGCTTTCAGTTCTTCAACTGAGGCGCGCAGGTCCGTTGCCTGTGTGGTGGTGGTGATTTTGTCGATGCTGCCGCGAATATCCTCAGCAATCTTTTCAGGCTCTGAATTTTCAGTAACTGGCTCCGGCACCTTATCAGCCGCCTCGATCAGCTGGCCGGCGCTTACGCGGGTGTCCAGCGTGACGTCTTTCTCTTTATGCCAGACCATCTCTTGCCCGCGCTCGAGCATTTCCATGATCTCGGAGTTATTCGGCAGCCGTCGGCACAGACGGTGCATGACGGATTTTCTGGACATAGACTCGAACCAGTTAACCCACGGGCCGCTGTCGCAGTTCTTGCTCGCCGCGCGAACCTTCTCAATGTCCTGCAGGTTCATCACTTCAAATTGCAGTTCGCCGCTGCGCATCTTGGCGTAAGCGAACGCGCCGATCATATCCCCGCGGTCGAGCAGATTTGGTTCGTAGAACACGTGTTCGCCGTCCTCATCCATCCACACCCGGAATTTATCGTTAGCGTACAGCGCGCGGGCTGCGATGATAGAAACCTCGCCTGACTGGCGGGCGCGTTTCATCACGCCATCGATCATCGGCAAATACTGCGCTCGAGGGATCCACTGACCATCGGCGTTTTTCGTTTTGTAAACGACAAGGGCCGCCTCGCGCCCATCAGGGATCAGCCCGTCTTTAGCACAAGATGACAGGGCGTTAATCACGCTCTGGCGGTCGGCGCCAAACAGATCTTTGTTGTTGGCCAGCGCCACGGCGGCGGCGCTGGTAAATTTTTCAAAGCTGACGTGGCTCGGCAAAATCTCCTTTGCCGGTGCCAGCTGTTCTGCCAAGTCTTTCTGGATCAGTGCAAGTTGGTTGCTCATTGGTATGCTCCTTAGGCTACGCGCAGCGCTTCCATGCGGCGCTGGTCAAAGTCGTTAATGTCGTCCACGATTTCTTCGGTGATCGGTTCTGGCCACACGCCGGTATCCTGTGCCTGTTTGATATCCCGCAGAGTTTTGCGGTACTCAAGGCGTCCGAGTTCGAGCAAGTCAGCGGAGGCCTCAACGATGGCGACCCAGTGGTAGTGCTCATCCTTGTTGACGAAGATCCAGAAAAACTGATCCAGCGCCGCCACATCGCAATACATGCCTGCGCTCAGATGGTAATCGCGCTCGATGATTTCACGGTGCAGGCGGGCGCGCAGGGCGCTTTGCTTGACGTTACCCATGCTGACGGTTTTCAGGTCGAAACCGGTACGCAGGCCGCCGGCCTCAATCTCTAGATCGGGACGTACGCGCAGCTCGAGGCCGGTTTCTTCATCGATGCCGAAATAGCTCACCTCGACCGCGCGTTGTGGGTGCTTCAGCAACTGCCCGGCCGATGGGTGGGTGAATAGGGCGCGCTGAATTGCCTTGGCGTGTTTCATCTGCGCCTGCGTGATCGTCTGGCGCTGGTCGTTGTTATTTTTCCATGCGCTGATCACTTCGTCGGCGAATACCGCCGTTGGCAAAATCGTTTTGATACGCGCGGCCATATCCTCTTTGCTGCCGCTGACCGGCAACGGCGCCGGAATCGCGCGCTCTTTCTCGACAAACTCCGGATCGATGGTCGCCAACTGTTCCAGCAGTGCGTCGCGGCCGCCGGTGGTTTTCAACGGCGCCGGCAGGGTGGCGTTGTACTCTTTGATGCAGGCTTTCATCGCCGTGGCGGTGATTTTTGCGTCCTCTGGGATGCTCTGAAATTCCGGTGGCAGCAGCATATAGAACTGGCCGATTTCGTCAGCGTTGCCGCCCAGCGCATACGGCGCTTGCAGGGTGGCGTTATGCTTCTCGATCACGGCGCGCAGCGTATCGGCGTCGGTCTGTTTCGGCAGGGTGGCGTTGTGCTGTTCGATAAATGCGCGCATCGATGCTGTATCTGTGAATGCCCCCTCGGGGATCACAGGCTCAACGCTGAATTCCTCGTCCAGCTTTTCAGGTTCTAGCGCCAGCGCGTGAACCAACGAGCCGAACGTCAGCGCATCGGTGCGCTCGCGCTGTATGGTTTTGATAACGTGGCGGCCGTGGTAATACATCAGGCTGATCCGCGCGTCCTTTGCCATCGTGCTGCTGATGCCGTTGGCGCTGTGATAGACCTCGTTCGGAATATCCAGATAACGGCCGGGCTCGAAGTATGCAGGGGCTGCCGGTTCTTCCCGGCGCGGTGCGTTGACGACTGCCGCGGCAGGCTCGTTCTGTACTTCGACTGGCGCCGCGGTATCGACGTTTTCACCTGACAATTCCGCTGTTTCGCCTGACACCTCGGCCGTTTCCGTTGACGAATCCAGGAACTCGCGAACATCGTCGCCGGTCGTGACGCCCGCGGCGTCTACCTTGGCCAGCGGTGACGCGTCAAACAACTCGGAAACGTCAAATCGACCACCACCCATACTGCGGAGTTCGCTGGGTTGCTGCTGCGCGACTTCCGTTTTTACGCCCTCATTTGAGGCGTCAACCCGCTCGGGCGCAGGGTTTTCCTGCTGCAGCGCGCCGCTGGCTGTAGCCAGTTCCTGATATTTTCTCTCTGATTCCCGGCGCGCTTCCTGCAGATAGAACTCCACGCGAGAATCGATATAAGCAACGCGCGGATCCTTTTCATCCTGCCAATTTTCCAGAACGTCGCAGGTGAGGTGATGAACATCATCGGCAACCAGCTGGTTGAATGGATCGCACGGTTCGATCTCCTTGGCCAGCAGTCGAGCGATGGAGCCGTGCGAAACGTCTCCGATGGCAGTAATCAATTCTGCAACGTCGCGTTCATCCATAACACCAGTCGTTCCGGCCAGCGCCGCACGTATTTCAGCCCGAAGCCATGCGCGGCGCTCGGTCTCGAACTCGGCGACCACGTCATCTTTTTCACCCGGATTTGAGGCCGTTTGTTGCGCTTCGGCGCCAGTTTGTTGCACGCTTTCCGCGTTTTTTTGCGCAGGTTTACCGTCGATTTCGATCAGATTGGCGTTGATGTAGCTGCGCAGCGCACCGGGGGTAACGTGCAGGTTTTCTTCGGCCCCGCGGATTAGTGCAACAATCGCCTGTCGGGAGAACTGCAAAACGCCAGGCGTGGCGCTGAGTTGCTCATTCCACGCTTTCAGCGCCGCATCGTTGCGTTTTTTCATCTCGGTGACCGCGCGGATGATGGCGCCCGGCGGGTTTGAAATGTCGAAATCAGACGGATACAGCGCGCAGCCGATTACGGTTTCCAGCATCTGCAGAGAGTCGATCGGCGTGCCGGTTGCCGGTTCGGCGCCGTTTGTAAGGATTGCGCCGGATTCGGTGCGCAATGGCCCCTCAGGCGCGGTTTCGGCTGGTTTGGCGCCGCCGGCCGCTGAGGTTTGCCACTTCGTGATAACGCCCGCGCGCTGTTCTACCGTAGCGTCGAGGTATTCGGTGGCGAATTGGCACAGTTTGCCCAGCTCCGGCACCTTGCCGAACGGTGGCCAGATGGCTTTCATGCCCGAGATCGCAGTGATCGGCATTTCCGGGTAGGTGTGTGCGAACTGTTTAAGGCTGGTCAGCGCCAGAATGACGTTTTGCGGGTAGCGCTGCGCATCGTCCATCACCAGAGCTTTGGCCGCGGCCAATTGCTCGTCGTTCAGCTTCAGGCAGTTATTGCCGTAAAGCCACGCCGCGGCGATCACGGTGTGCTTGTCGAGGCTCGATGCGAAGTATTCACCTGCTGTTTTCTGCTGCTCCTGCACCACCTGCGTTTTTTCAGTGGTCCTGCTGTTTTCTGCTGCGCCTGCACCACCTGCAGGTTTTGTCATGTAGGGATACAGTTTCGGGAATGCCACGGACGGATCGAGCGTGTCGCGCGGCACACAGGTTTTGCTGGCGTCGCTTTCCAGCGCCCAGGTAAGCCAGAACGTTTCGCTGAATTCGCCCTCGGCGGGCAGTTCGTCCACGACTGGAAAATCGATGCGTACCGGCGCGAAGTAGTCGGATTTTGAATGGCCAGCTTCCATGAAGAGAAAATCACGTTTTGTCTCCGCGTGATCGTCAGACTTCGCCTCAAAGTACGTAAAAAGATGGTTTTTCCCAGATTTCTGTTTTGCCCTGTAAAGATAGGCTGCAACATTTTGCATTGTGTAGTTCTCCTAGGTTTAGGTACAATGCCAGCCGATCAGTGATCTGCTTCGGTTGGTCATTGGTTATGCTCCGGTTATTGGGGGTGGTTCCCCGGTAACCCGTCGCCGGGACGTAAAGCCGGTAGACTGGCCCGCCTTGTGCGGGCCTTTTTACTTTCTAATCGCAATAACTGCGGTTGCAGTGTGGGCAGTAAATAACATGGGTGTTTTTTGCTTCGTCCAGCGAAATACCGGTTTCATACCCACGCAATCCGTGTTGCTGGTAAATATCCTTTTTGCAACGAAAACAAATCCCATCGTTTGGCGCGAAATGTGGAACGTGTTTATTGTTGCAATATTCCACCTGTGCCTTTCGTGCCGCGACAGGGGAAAATAACTTTTCCATAAATAACCTCTCGTGGTGATTGATATTGAAATGCGCCCTGCGAGTTGACGCCCCGGAAGGGAAACGCTTGACGCATTTCAATATTCTAAAAAGCCCCGCCAGCGACGGCGGGGAAACTACACACAGCAATTAATGAATCGATACCACGTTGATTTTTATAGAGCTGACTGGTTCTTTAGGCGTGATGAGGTGCACCTCAACCCCAAGCGCGATGCGCTCGAAGCGGCGGACAACAGCTTCAATCGCGCAAACTTCGCAATGCTCGTAGCCAATATCTTTGCCATTATGGGTGATAGCGAAAGGGCGTTGATTCTGGTGCTCATTTTCCGGGAGTGCGATATATCCAGCGACTTCTCCATTTGAAAACACTTTTGCCACGTTATTGCTGACCTGCGCCAATTTGAAAATAATAGTCTTGCTCATTGGTATGCTCCGTTTTTAGGTAATGGGATCCCGCGACTGATTAATTCAGCCGATAGGGTGTTGCTAATTTAAATATCAGTGCGTGCCAGCAGGCTCGAAATATTCAGGAATGCCACGTGACTCAAACGGCATTTTTATTGCCCGTAGGTTACCCGTTGGCTCGAACCGGTATACTTGGCAATGAATATCGTAATGTGCCACCCATGCCGCGCCGGTGCGCTTATTACGGAATCGTGTCGCTTTTCCGCTATGTGGAATTGTGGTGCTGATCATTGGTTAATCCTCAGCTTGATTATTGGTTATGCTCGCTGTCTCTCCAGCCGTCCTTCGGTCTTTCCCGAACTGTCAGAACGTTGTACCTGCTGCGCGCCTGTCTCTGTCATCTCATCCACCTTTTCATGCGCCGGTGGCGGCTACTTCGTGGGCGTCCTGCCTTGATGACTCGTTGCTGCGATGAGTGCATTAAGCCAAAGACTTAGTTTTATGTCAAGCCATAAACTTAAATTGGTTTAAGTCTTTGGCTTAATTGTTGGGGATTGTGAGTTTTGAACTCAGTGGATAGACACAAAAAAACCGGCTCGGGGCCGGTTTGGAGAGGGATGCATGAAAGGACTGAGGGAATTATGTTCGTTGGAACGTCAAAAATTATTCGTCGACCGGCTTATACCGTCCGCGCAGGTACTTTTCAACGTAATCATCGATCTCTTTCAGCCGCAGCTGGAAGAGGTCGATCATTCTTTCCCGTTCTGCCTCAGGAAGCTGACGAAAAAGCTTGAGCATTTTCATTTCGTCAGGGTCAAGGCCAGTTGATTCTTCAACATCCTCCCCTAATAGCCAGGCTACGGAAACACCTGTTGCTTCAGAAATGGCCATTGCTGATTTTTTGCTGATGACACCCTTTTTAAACCAACCGTTAACTGACTGGGGGGTGACGTCAGCAATCCTGGCCATCTCCGACTTGGAGAAACCACGTTTCGTTAATTCGGTTAAGCGCTCAAACAAGGTTGAATCAGCAGTTTTTTTATCTTTCATAGCAACATGATAAGCCTTTTGCTTATACAATAAAATTAGTCATAGGCTTGACAATAAATTAAGTCATAGGCTTAATTGGTTCTCACAGTCACAGGAGAACAGCATGAATGGTTTAGCAAAAGCGATTAAGGAAGCTGGAACAGCTTCAAAACTAGCAACGCTACTTGGCATCAAGCCAATGTCAGTTAGCCGATGGAAAACTCGTTACAAAGGAGTGGTTCCTGCTGATCGTGTTTTACAAATTTTCCAGGCGACCGGCGTCACCCCCCACGAACTACGCCCGGATCTTTACCCAAACCCAACCGACGGCCTACCACAAGCAACGCAGGATAGCAGGCCTGAAAATTAAGGACTGATTTATGGAAATCAAACACGAGCAGATCCGCGAAGCGCTGCGCGGATGGGCCATCGAAACAACCCAGCGCACGGTAGCCGCCGAGATCACCCGCGCTTATTTTGACCTGCAGTTACAGGCGCCACTGCTGGCGCAGATCGAACGTGCCGACGGCAGTGTTGATGATGCTGCATGGCACAACAACAAGCAGCAGATTTTCCGGTGGCTCGACAGCGATAGTGTGGCCGCGCGCCGCAAGATTCAACAGCTGCAACCGGCGATCCTCGCCGCGCTGCCAGCAGAGCTACGCGCCCGGCTGATTGCCGGAAACAGCATTGAATATCTTGCAATCCGCGCGCTGAAAGAACACCAAGGGGCGATCGCCGCTGCGCTGCTGAACGCGTTGCCGACCGACTTTGAACGGGAGTGCGACAAAGCTGAGCGAAGCCTCAACGAGTTACGGCGCGCCTATTCAACCCTGCATTAACCGGAGCATAAACCAATGGCCAATTTTTCAAGAGCACAGATCGAAACACAGATCCGCGCCCAACTGGTGCGCGAGGGAATTCCCGACGACGTGGCGCGCTCGGCTGCCGGCCGTGGCGCCGATCATTACCTGTCCAGCCCGAACGCAACGATCGCCAGCAGCATCGCAATCGCAAAGACGTACGCAAAGCCGCTAAAGCGGGTGAAGGGCAAGCCGGATCGCCCGCATGTACCTGGGCGCTGTATGGGGCGTCGCTAATTATGCTTTGGGATAAATTCTTCCGTTGCTATGTCGGTGATTGCGTGGATCTCATGCGCGAAATGCCTGAAAAGGCATTCCATACCTGCGTAACAAGCCCGCCATATTACGCGCTCAGAGACTACGGCGTCGAAGGCCAGATCGGCCTGGAGCCGACGCCGGCGGAGTTTATCCAACGATTGGTTGAAGTCTTCCGTGCAGTGCGTCGCGTACTCCGTGATGACGGAACGATCTGGGTAAATATCGGCGATAGTTACGCGGCGAGATTCAGTGGCAATAACGGATATTCAGACGGAAGAACCATTCGGCAAGAGCGGCGCGCGGCAGGAGTGCCAGCAGGGGTTAAGCCGAAAGATATGCTCGGCATGCCGTGGCGTCTCGCCTTCGCGCTTCAGGACGATGGTTGGTATCTGCGCCAAGACATCGTTTGGCACAAGACTAACCCGATGCCGGAGAGCGTACGTGATCGCTGCACAAAGGCTCACGAGTACGTTTTCTTGCTGAGTAAGAGGCCAAAGTATTACTTCGACCATGAAGCCATCAAGGAGCCGGTAACGGGGAACTCGCATCCACGCGGGAAAGGTGTCACGCCTAAAAGCCAAGCCAACGCATTCGGAAATCGCAACAACGCATCGTTCTCGGCGGCCGTCTCTGGGTTGGTAGAGCTCCGCAATCGCCGGACGGTGTGGTCGGTGCCAACGCGACCATTCAAAGGCGCCCATTTTGCAACGTTCCCGCCGGCGCTGATTGAGCCGTGCATTTTGGCAGGTTGTCCGGCCGGTGGTGCTGTTATCGATCCGTTTGGCGGTAGTGGCACTACTGCGGGCGTTGCTGCGGCATACGGCCGTAAGGCGGTGCTGTGCGAGCTGAATCCTGAATATGCGGCTTTAGTGCCGGGCAGGGGTAGCGACATAGCGAACTCAATCACCGAAACACGAAATACCAGGAACAGATAATGGCGGCACTCCCGTACATGCAGTTTTATGTTGCCGATTACCTGGCAGACACCATGCACCTTTCAACGGAGGAACACGGTGCGTACTTGCTGCTGATATTCAATTACTGGCAGACCGGTAAACCATTGCCAAAAAACAGGCTTGCGGGAATTGCACGCTTATCTAACGACCGTTGGACGGACGTTGAACGGTCGTTGAACGAGTTTTTTATCGACGATGGAAATACGTGGATTCACCAGCGAATTGAACGCGATTTACTCACTGTGAAAGGGGCTCAGTCACAGAGAAGTGAGGCAGGAAAAATTTCGGCACAGAAACGAGCTCAGAAAAAAGCTAAGGAAAATCAAAGCCAATCCAACGACCGTTCAACGGGCGTTGAACGAGATGGCAACGACCGTTCAACGAATAAAGATAAAGATAAAGATAAAGATCTAAAAGATAAAACCCCTCTCTTAGATCGCGCAGGCGCGAATAACTCAAAAGCTGATGATTCGGCGCCGCCGGCGTTCGAGGATGAAAATTGGTTGGACGAACCCAACGATAAATTCCCGATGACCGCCGACTGGCAGCCGTCGCCTGATTTCCAGCAGCGGGCTGCGCTGTGGAATCGTGCTTTGGACGGGCCAGCGCCGGGATATACCCCTGGCGAACTGGCGGGCTTCGTTGCGTACTGGCAGCCAGAGGGGCGGCGGTATCACCAGGTGCAGTGGGAGAAAAAATTTGCCGACAGCGTATTGCACGAGCGTAGGAATGCGCCGACCGGCAAGGAGCGCCACCCCCGCCGGGGACGTTTCGAGCCTTCGGGCGAATACGGCGAAAAACCGCCGGGATTTAACTGACCAAGAGGTGAACCATGAAAACACCAGAATCACTGATCAGCAGGCTGCAGCGCATCATGCCGCCGGGCGTAAAGCCGAAGTTCAACACCGCTGAAGAGCTGCTTGCCTGGCATCGTACGGAAGGGGAAAAGCGCAGCGCCGAGCTTGAGAGGGCGAATCAACGCGCCCGCTCAGAGCGGATTTTCGGACGCTCGGGGATCTGCGACTTGCACCGCAACTGCACGTTCGCGAATTACCAAGTGAGCAATGACGGGCAGCGCCACGCCCTGAGCAAGGCCAAAAGCTATGCGCAAAATTTCGGCATGGGGTTTGGCTGTTTCGTCTTCAGTGGCGGATGCGGTACCGGAAAAAACCATCTGGCCGCCGCGATCGGTAACCATCTGCTGGCGAAGAATCACACGGTGCTGGTGGTTACCATCCCCGACCTGATGCTGCGTGTTCGGCGCTGTTACGACGGCGGAGAGTCCGAAGGGGCATTACTCGACGACCTGTGCAAGGTCGATCTGCTCGTTCTCGACGAAGTCGGCGTGCAGCGCGAAACACGCGGCGAGTGGGTGATTTTGAATCAGATTATCGATCGCCGGCTATCGTCGTTAAAGCCGGTGGGAATTTTAACCAACCTGAGTTCGAGGGAGTTAACCGATGTTTTAGGCGCAAGAGTCATGGACAGATTAACGATGGATGGCGGGATCTGGGTGGAATTCACCTGGGGAAGCTATCGAAAAAATGTAAGCCACCTGCGGGTGATCAAGTAATCGGAGCATAAACCAATGACCAACAGAGTAACCGCAAAGCAGCTCGTGGATATCATCCTCGGCAAAGAAATGAGCACCACTGAAATCTGGGAGGCGGTCAAGGCCGCGCACCCGGCAAACACGATGACGCGGCAGGAGCTGGCGCTCAGGCTGCGGTCGATGATCAGATCGCCGGACGTAAAAATCACAAAGAAGGGCTGCGGGCCGAGGGCGCTCTACAAGCTGACAAGCGTGTCCGACAAATTTGTTGAGCGCGCCGAGGTTAATTATCGCGCGAATCCCCGTACCGGAACGCCGGATAAAACGCTGTGGCACTTCCACCCCAAAGAGCTGCAGTTCTGCAATGTCCACAAGATGTTTGATCAGGCGCTGGCCAGCATACAGGAGAGAATCTAATGCACGACACTATCATACACTGCTGTTCATCTAGTTTGCGCGTTAACTGGTTGCACGATGAATAGTGAAAAACTCCCTTTACTCACTTCTTGTTTTTCCCCCTCATTTGAGGTATAAAAATCGGAAGTGAATAAGGAGGTGGTGATGTTAGCTCGTAAAATTTATCAAGATCAAAGCTCAGTAGTAAAGCTTGAGTCGATGGGACTGTCAGTCGAAGATTTTACCTTCGCGATTTCCAGGGCGATTTATGAGAGTCGCCGAAGCTCACCTCTACACCCGCGCACAAGTGCTATGAGTAGGGCTTGGGATGAGGTGGTGGCTGCATTCCGTGAAAGTGTGCTTTCTGGCGTCAGAGGCTGGAATTACATGCTCAATAATGGCCTGGAGTACACAATTAACTCAGCTCTCGGTTTAAGTATTATTGCTACTAGCGGTTCTAAAGATACAGGATTAGTTGAGGGTTTTCCTAAAACTAAAAACTCAAAAGGTACTGCTACTGAAAGTTTGGTTTCGAGAAATTTAGATCTGTTTGAATCGAACGATTTTGAGCACATTGCCGATGCAACTATCGACTCAACTATGACATATGTTTTTCTTTACTACTTTGACCTGAGTGCTCAAGAGGTCCGTTGTGAATTATCACTACCAAGCAGGATGAGTGGCTTCAACGGACATAACAAAATCGACGCTTGGAGCGAAAGGATTATTTTGCCATCCGTTCCGTTTAGTGCCGCTATTGAAACTTCAGAGAAAGAGTTTAACGAAGAGATTGACATTGTCCTCTCTCGGAAATGAATGATATGGAAAACATGCAACTGAATCCGGATCGACTTAAAATCGCCAGATTAAGACGTAAAATGACGTATACATCTTTGGCTGCGGCTACTGGATTGTCGTCAAAATCAGTTGCCGAGTATGAAAAGGCTGATGGCTTGTTTCCACCCAGCGAACCGACAATTAAGTTGTTGGCAGAAACTTTAGGCTATCCTGTAGGTTTTTTATGTGGCGAAGATGCGGAGTTTGTCGATCCCTCGTCAGTTTCTTTCCGCTCTCTTAAGAGCATGAAAGCTGCAGACCAACATGCCGCGGAAGCTGCGGGTAGTTTAGGGGTGATTGTTAATGGTTATTTTGAAAGTATTTTTAACTTACCCGAATGTAATCTACCAAACCTTCGTGGTTATGAACCCGAAGCAGCAGCTGAGGCTTTGAGGGATAAGTGGGGGTTAGGGGTTAAAAGTATTTCAAATATGATTAATATGCTAGAGGCTAATGGAGTTCGTGTTTTCTCGCTGTCAGAAAATACCCTGGATGTGGATGCCTTTTCATTTTGGAAAAATGATACCCCTTACGTATTCCTAAACACTCAGAAAAGTGCTGAGCGTAGTCGTTTTGATGCTGCACACGAATTAGGGCATCTCGTACTGCACCGGCATGGTTCTCCACAAGGGAAAGCTGCTGAAGAAGAAGCAGATAGCTTTGCATCTGCGCTATTGATGCCACGTAGAACAATTTTGGCTATAAAAATGCCATTTCCTACATTAGATGGTGTAATTTCTATTAAAAGCAACTGGTTAGTTTCAGCGGTGGCTCTTATTGTTAGGATGAAAAATGTAGGTATTCTCACTGAGTGGCAATACAGGACTTTAATGGTAGAGGCTAACAAACGAGGGTTGCGTAGAGGGGAAATAAATGGGATCCCCGAGAAAGATCATTAATGATAGATAAGCTTTTACAAGCTTTAAAAGCAGACAGAATCGACATGAGCACATTGGCGTCAATGCTTGCTATACCAATTGATGAATTAGCGAACCTTCTGTTTAAGGTTGCAGTTATTGTTGGGGGCGGTTCTACATCTAACAGTAAGAGACCTGATTTGAAACTGGTTTGATAGTCTATAAATCATTCGTATTGCCTTGCTCTGAGTCGTCGTGATTCTCTCTGAGAATAGGATCTTACCCGGCACTCTTAATTAAGAATGATTAAATCCTCGCCTGTAGCACATAAAAGCCCCGGAAGGGGCTTTTATGTGCTTGCAAACTCAAATTATTCTAACCATAATTATACTGTACAAATAAACAGTGTTTTGGCGTTAGGCTGTGAGAGCAGAATTAGTAATCAATAAAAAACAAGGTGTTACTAAGCCAAATTACACACAGCAAAGGAGGTTGAGGTGACCGGATTACAAGACACGCCCCCTGGAGGGTACAAAGTCGTGCGCTGCATGGATGATGCGGTGGTTGCCAGATTCAAAAATTTCCCCGTCTGCGAGCGGGCGTTGATGTACCGAAAGGGCGATCAGATCTCCTTCATGCCCCTACAGCCAGAAGATATTGTCGGCACACCCAAGTTGATAACACAAATTTTAGAGCGGGCCGGCTACCGTAACCTGAATTCTGATAGACTCACTTAACGGGCCTGAACACCCCGTGCCTGCTGCGCCACAGGAGAGAACATGGCGCAGTTACAACTCATCAAGCAATCACCAGGAATACTGATCCCGGCCACACCGGAGACCAGCGAATTTCTGCAATCGAAATGCAAGCTCGGCGCCGTGCTGGTGGCCGATTTCAAACAGGTGCGCAACCCGGCGTTTCACCGTCGATTTTTCGCGCTTCTCAATCTGGGATTCGAATACTGGGAACCCACCGGTGGCGCTATCTCCACGAACGAGCGCAAACTGGTTACCGGCTACGCCAGATTCCTGGCTACGTTCGTCGGCAATGAATCGGCGCTGCTCGATGCCGCCGAGCAGTATCTTGAGCGCGTCGCCGATCGGCGCGCCGGCAGCATCAGCGCATGCAAATCCTTTGACGCGTATCGCGCGTGGGTGACGGTCGAGGCCGGCCACTATGACGCGATCCAACTCCCCGACGGCACTCTCCGCAAACACCCCCGCAGCATCGCGTTCGCCAACATGGACGAAACCGAGTTCCATCAGCTCTACAAGGCCGCGCTGGATGTTTTATGGCGCTGGATCCTGCATAAGCCGTTTCGCTCATACGCAGAGGCCGAGAACACCGCGGCGCAGTTGATGGAGTTCGCATAATGGCCAATTTACGAAAAGAGGCCCGCGGCCGCGACTGCCAAATCCGGATCCCAGGCGTCTGCAATTTCAACCCCGAGACTACCGTGTTGGCGCATTACCGCCTGGCGGGCACCTGCGGCACGGCAATAAAGCCGGATGACTCCCAGGCTGCCTGGGCCTGTAGCGCCTGCCACGATGAAATAGACCGCCGTACGCGCTTTATCGACGCGAACGACGCCCGACTGATGCACGCCGAAGGCGTCATGCGCACGCAAGAAATTTTGAGAAAGGAAGGAAAATTATGAATCTCGAGTCGGCACTAAAATACTTCTCACCGAAATCCCCGGTGCTGGGAGACTCGACACCTGCAACGGCTTCGGATTCTTTAACGATCAGCGATGTTATGGGGGGGCTGGGAATGTGCCAGGCTCAGGCGCAATTTGGCCTGTCGGCGTTCTTGGGAAAGGTTGGTATCAGTGAGGCTGACAAGGTAAAGGCAGTTGTTTTGTTGGCTCGGCATAGTATTACGCGCTGCGACAAAGTTGCAGCCATTCGCAAACTCCCGGGCGAGACCAAGGCTCGGGTGGTTCTTACCCTGGCGGCATTCGCCTTCCTAGACTTTTCCCGGAGTGCTGCCAGCGAGATCCCATGCGACGCATGTGATGATGGCTTTATCGAAGAGAGAAAATTTGTTATGAACAAGCTCGCAAAGGCCCACGACACTGTCGATAGTTTTGCGCGCGGAGATTTGCCGGCATCGATTACGCAGATGGATGGTCGGGAAATGCGTGTGAAGCACGCTTTTTATGAAATCACCCGTACGGTGTGCCCAAAATGCAACGGTAAGGGGATGATAAAAACGGCCTGCAATGACTGCCGCGGTCGTGGTGTGGCCATCGACAAGGAGGAGTCAGAGCGCCAGGGAGTACCGGTGAGGAAACCCTGCAAACGCTGCTCAGGGCGGGGATACGAACGAATTCCCTCGACTCAGGCTTATAGAGCGATCGCGTGTATCACTGAAAGTATTTCATTAGACACTTGGAAAAAATCGGTGAAGCCATTCTATGACGAAATGATCATCCAGTTGGATATTGAGGAGTCGTGTGCCAATACGGCATTACGCTCAACGACTGGATGACAAATAGTGGATTATTTAATCGTGAGCTATTTACTTTTCCCGAAACTGTGGTAGTTTCTCTCTAACGATGGGTGTTTTGCGCCTGCCGTTGATAAGCCCGCAATGGAGCGGGCTTCTTGTTTTATATTAGCTCGCACGCTGGCTCAAGCCCAGCAAGGGCCACCAACCCGCCATTAGCTCAACGTGGCAAGAGCATTGCTTCGTGACAGGAAGTAAGAGCCGGGGTTCGAGACCTCGATGGCGGACCAAACACTTTATAACTACAAGTGCTACCCATCAGAGTTTTTTGGCTGGATCTAAAAATAAAGCTTGCTATCAGAAGCCAATCGTGTGATCTATGAACTGTCGGTTAGTACACAGGTATGATAACGCGGTTTGGTTAAAGCAGCCCTCATCTTAAGAATTGTCCATAGATAATCCTTTTTATCTGAGCCTTCTTATCGTTAGTAATTGTTTCTGTGCGAATGCCGTTTCGCCGTAAGGCACTAATTATATTAAGGTGTTATCTATGTCTGATAAAATGACTGGTTCTGTAAAATGGTTCAATGAGTCCAAGGGCTTTGGTTTCATTACCCCTGATAACGGAAGCAAAGATGTTTTCGTTCACTTCTCTGCGATTCAGAGCGGGGGGTTTAAAACCTTGAACGAAGGGCAAAAAGTCGAATTTGCTGTTGAAAACGGACAGAAAGGTCCATCTGCATGCAATGTATTCGCTGTCTAGCGATTACTGAAGTTCGCTATTAACTTACAATGGCGAAGTAATGGATAACCTCGCATTCATGCGGGGTTTTTTTATATATAATGAATTCTGAGTTTGGCGTTATACATCTTCTAATCTGCGGTTTAGACTGAATACTGAGACGCTGCAATCAGACGGCTCATAGTCCTCTCAAGAGAATTATATGGATTTTATTAGTATTATTGGTGCAAAAATAAGAACAGAAAAATCGCCGCCAACCCCAATGAAGACGCTGTAGCCTTAAGCCCAGTTTGCCAGTCGTAGAGATTAATACCTTTATACACAAAACTCCCTGAAGTAATCTAAGTCGATATATATTATGACTGTTATATTAATTTCATCCATCTTAAATCGCAAACACTTCTGATACGCTGCCGTGCAGCATTCAAATTCCGAGCCTCGACAATCGTCGGGGCTTTTTCGTATCTACCACCCGGAAATCGGGCATGCCCCGATAAGGGGGAAGGATGAGATCCATGCCGGAAAAAATCGCGGATAGCGCCACGCATGGCGGCTGGTTGGTTGGCCTGCTGCTCGGGGCAATAAATTATTTCTCGCCCAGTGAGTGGATGGTGATCGGCATTTTTGTCGGCATCCTCAGTTCCGTTATTGGGTGCATCGTGGGTATTTGGTTCAGATGTCGGCGTGAAAGGTTGCTGAAATTGTACCTTATTGACCGCTCAAACAAGAACATCAGTGCGCGGGACGTTGACCTATTAGGGGGCGAGTAGTGGCTTCGATAAAAACAAAACTCAGCGCCGCTATGCTGGCGTTGATTGCTGCCGGCGCATCGGCCCCGGTCATGATGTCGCAGTTTCAGGAAGAAAAAGAAGGACAGCGCCTGACGGCATACCAGGACGGAGTCGGCATCTGGACAATTTGCGGCGGCGTGACGATGGTCAACGGCCAGAAGGTTGTGAAGGGTCAGCGCCTGTCCGCCGAACAGTGCAAGCAGATTGACGCTGCCGAGCAGAAAAAGGCGCTCGACTGGGTAGACCGCAACGTCAAGGTAACGCTGACCGAACCGCAAAAAGTCGGTATTGCCTCGTTCTGTCCGTGGAATATCGGCCCTGCTAAGTGCTTCACATCCACCTTTTACAGAAAACTGAATGCCGGCGACCGCATCGGCGCCTGCCGAGAAATCCGCCGCTGGATTTACGATGGCGGCCGAGATTGCCGTATCCGTTCGAATAACTGCTACGGGCAGATCGTAAGGCGCGATCAGGAAGCCGAGCTGGCTTGCTGGGGATTAGACAAATGAGCGCCTGGCTCTCAAAACTGGCTGGCGGGGTAATGCTACTCCTGCTGGTGGCGTCAATTTGCCTCGGCGGTTACAGCTCGCTGTTGTCGCACCGGTTGGAGCTGGCACGCCAGCAGGTTGCAGAGCAGAAAAAAGCGCTGGCGCAGCAGGCAGGACTGATCACCACACTGCGCGCGGATGACGCCCGTAATCGCGCAATGATGGCTGAACAGCAACGGAGAGAGCAGCAGCTGCGCCAGCAGGGCGAAAACTACCAGAGGAAATATCAGGATGCCATTAAAAATGACGAGTGCGCCCGCCGCACTGCTCCTGGTGCTGTTCTTGACCTCCTGCGCGGAACGGACACCACCGCCGCCGGCGCCGCTCGTGCTGTTTCCCCCTGAGTCGGTGTTCACCCCCTGCGAGCAACCAAAATTGCAGGGTGATACCTGGGGGGATATCGGCAGCCACGCGCTGGCGCTTCAAACAGCGTTATCAATCTGCGCCGGCCAGATAGAGACGCTCAACGACTGGCGTAGAGGCATTATCAAGACAGTGCAATGAAATTTTTGATTTCGAGGGTAAAAAAAAAGCCCCTCGAATGAGGAGCAAGTAATAAAGCAACACAACACCAGGGAAATCTTTCAACATAGACTGTACTAAAGTACAGGGTCGACTCCTTGATGTTAATCAATTTTGTTGGGTAAATGAAGAGATTTTTGTGAATTAATTTGCATAACAGAGCGACGGGCTGATCGTTCTGGCATGCAAGATAAACAAAGCTGTCTACCTGCACCCACCGCGCACCCAGCGCACCGGCAGGCTGATGGCTTTTTTTATGGAGAATGCTATGTCACAACCGGAAGAAAGCGGCCTCGAGCGCGATTACTGTGCCGGTCAGCTTTCTCTGCGTGAGATGGCAAAGATATACGGCATCAGTGAAGCAGCCATTAGAAAGCGGGCCAAAAAGCATGGGTGGGTACGCAGTGAAAAAACTGGTACGCAACCCGGTACGCAGGTACGCAAAAAAGGTACGCAAAAAGCTAAGGTGCGTACCAAGCCAAAAGCGACAGAAAAAACCTCAGAAAACGGCGAGGTGGAACTAACGGTTGATCCTGATGAATACGGACTGACGTTGCAGCAGGCGTGGTTTGTTCATTGGTGCGTAGTGAGTAAAAGCAGGGTTGAAGCGTACCGCCTGGCTGGCTACGAGGGTACAGGGAACACTGCCTATGTGGGCGCCAGCCGTCTGTACAGAAGGGATAACGTTCGGCGCGCTATTCGCGACCTGCAGGAAAGAACGGCAAAGCGCTACCAGGCAGACCTCGACGATTTGATAAATCAACTGGTGGCAATAACCAAAGCTGACCCGAACGACCTGATGCAGTACCGGCGAGTGAATTGTCGTTACTGCTGGGGTGAGGGACACAAATACCAGTGGCGAGATCTGGGCGAGCAACTTAAGGCCGAAAAAAAAGCCGAGGCCGACAACAGGCCTCCGCCGGATTTGTCGGGCGGCATTGGGTTTATCGAAAACATGGATCCCAACCCGGACTGTCCGCATTGCAACGGCGAGGGTGAAGGTTATGTCCACATCCACGACACCCGGGACCATGTCGGCGACGCGCGATTTTATTTCACTGGTGTGAAGGAAACGAAATTCGGCATCGAGATCCAAACGGAGGATAAGAAAGCCGCTCGGGCCATGTTGATCCAACTCATCACGAAACTGGATCTGAATAATCCGGCGAGTGATGTACCGAGAGGCCTCGACGATTTCTATGCAGATATTGGACAAAGCAAGCCTGAATCCAGCGCTCCGGCAGTTCTGGACGACAAAGGCGAGGAATAAGGTTTTATACGGTGGGCGAACCTCATCGAAGTCATGGGACGCCGCCGGCTTTGCGACGTTCCTGAGCGACAAATACCGCCTGCGTTTTTTATGCACGCGCCAGATCCAAAACAAAATTGAGGAATCGGTGTACGCGTTGCTGAAAATTCAGATCGAGCGGTTTGGCCTGCGTCATCGCTTCCGCATTCTGGACAACAAAATCATCAACCGGTTTACCGGCAGTGAATTCATGTTTTACGGGTTGTGGCGACACGTTGACGAGATCAAGTCGCTGGAAAGCATCGATGTGCTCTGGAACGAAGAGGCGCACGCGATGACAGAGGCTCAATGGGAAATTCTGGAGCCAACGATCCGTAAGGAAGGATCGGAGTGCTGGTTTTTGTTCAACCCGCGTTTAACGACTGATTTTGTCTGGCGAAATTTCGTTGTTACGCCGCCGCCTGACACGCTGGTCAGAAAAATAAATTTCGACGAAAACCCGTTTCTCAGTCGCACCATCATGAACGTGATCGAGGCCGCCAAGGCCCGCGATGAGGAAATGTTCGAGCACGTTTATCTCGGCGTGCCTCGCACGGACGACGATGAAGCCATTATCAAGCTCTCGTGGATAGAGGCCGCTGTCGACGCTCACAAGGCGCTCAACATCGAACCGGCCGGCCGCCGGCGCGTAGGCTTTGACGTTGCCGACAGCGGCGCTGATAAGTGCGCCAACGTGTATGCGCATGGTTCGGTGGCGCTTTGGGCTGATGAATGGAAAGCACTTGAAGACGAGCTGATGAAAAGCTGTAAACGCACGTACAACGTTGCGTTGAAGCATGATGCGGCGATCGTTTACGACAGCATCGGCGTTGGTGCATCGAGTGGCTCTAAGTTTGCCGAAATAAACGAGGAACGTGAAAACGCCAGTGATTGGGGCGCGGAAGCGATCGAGTATTTCAAATTTAACGCCGGCGGCGCGGTCTTCGAGCCAGAGCGTGAATATCAGCCAGGCATCACCAATAAAGATTTTTTCGCGAATATAAAAGCGCAGGCCTGGTGGCTTGTCGCTGACCGCTTCCGTAATACGTACAACGTGATCAACGGAAAGGAAAAACGCGAGAGCTTTACTGACGACCAACTGATCAGTATCGATTCCGATTGTCCGCTGCTGGACAAACTCAAATTTGAGTTATCCACGCCGAAACGTGATTTCGATAAAAACGGGCGCGTGAAAGTGGAAACGAAAGACGATCTGAAAAAGCGCGACATTCCATCCCCGAACGTCGCCGACGCTTTCATTATGGCCTTTGCGCCGATCGAGATGCCGCTCGTGATTTCCGATGACTTCCTGGAGAATATTTGATGTGGCCCTTTAAGCGAAAAAAAACGAGTGGTGAGGCGCCGCCAGTGCAGGAGGCGCCAAAGTCGCCAGGTATTGCGATCAGCGACGAGATGCTCGCCGAGGTCGGACACAAAAAGCGGCGTGAGTTCGAGAAATACGAACCGCCGGCCGGTGTTATCCCTGACGGTATCCGCAGTGCGATTCTTGCGATGGATGCAACGCCATACGATTCACTAAACGGCAGCTACCCCGATTACGTTTTCGGCGGCTTCCCTGGCTATCCCTATTTGGCGCAACTCGCCCAGCTGCCGGAATATCGCCGGATGGTGAGCGTGATCGCCGAGGAAATGACCCGCAAATGGATCAAGGTTAAAGCGGCCAGTGACGGGGATGAAAGCAAGGCTGACCGCATCGCGCTACTCGTTAAGGCGATGGAGCGCTACAAGGTGCAGGATGTTTTCCGCCTGGCTATTGAGCACGACGGATTTTTCGGCCGCGGCCAGATATACATCGATGTGCGTTCCCCGCGCGGTTTGTCCGCATGGACGGATCCGGAGGAGCTGCAATCCCGGCTGTTCCTGTCCAACAAAAAAATCACGCCCGGCTCGCTGGTGGGCTTTCGCGTGATTGAGCCGGTATGGACCTACCCAGGCATCTACAACGCCGATAACCCGCTGAGCGATGATTTCTACAAGCCGGCGGAGTGGTTCGTGATGGGTAAGACCGTGCACGCTAGCCGCATGTTGGATCTGATTTTCCGGCCGGTGCCTGACATGTTGAAGCCGGCCTATAACTTCGGAGGCTTGTCACTGACGCAAATCGCCGAGCCCTACGTCAATAACTGGCTGCGTACCCGCGATAGCGTGGGTGATGTGCTTCATTCCTTCTCCCTGAGCGGCATCAGCACGAACATGACGAATGCGTTAAGCGGAAAGAACGATCCCAACTATGCCAAGCGCGCGGAGCTGTATAACCGCACGCGGGACACGCGCGGCTTGTTGATACTGGACAAGGCGCAGGAAGAGTTCTTCCAGTTCAACACGCCACTGAGCGGACTGGATACGCTACAGGCGCAGGCACAAGAGCACATGTTCTTTGTCAGCGCGATCCCGTCGGTGAAATTCGCAGGCCTGAGCCCCACGGGGTTGAATGCCTCGAGCGAGGGCGAGATCAAGGTGTTCTACGACACGATAGCGGCCGGCGCGTCCAGATTGCTCAAGCACCCGATAAAGCGCGTGATGGACATTATCCAACTGTCGGAGTTTGGCGACATCGATCCGGATATCACCTTTGAATTCGAATCCCTGCACGAAATGACGCGTGAACAGCAGGCCGCAATCCGCAAAACAGAAGCGGAGACGGACCAGATTTACGAGAGTATCGGCGCGGTGACGAATAACGAGGTGCGCGAAAAACTGGCCTCTGATCCGAACAGCCCCTATAGCGGTCTGGATTTAAGCGGGGAGATTGAGATTGACGACGACGACGAAAACTTCAACCTCGAGGAAAGCGCGTCGGAAAAAGACCCTCCGTCAGATCCGACCCAACGCGGGGATTGAGGCCTGGTACCGGCGGCAGCTGGATAGGGCGGTGCAGGAGCTGCACAACAGCACGCTCTATTGGCTGCGCGCCGAATACCGGCAGACCGGGCTGGCGCAGGATGCCTCACCGGCGATCATGATGCGTGATGCCATGCGCAAATTGTCGCGGCGCTGGCGAAAAAAATTCGATGTGCTGGCCGGGAAACTGGCTGAGCGTTTCGCTTCTGATGTGATGAAGAATAGCGATGCGTCGCTTTCCACTGCATTGCAGCAGGCCGGTTTCACGGTGCCCTTCAAAATGACGGCGGAAATGAACAACGCACTGCAGGCGACCATCACCGAGAACGTCAATCTGATCCGCTCCATTCCGCAGCAATACCTCACGCAGGTCGAAACGCTGGTAATGCAGTCGGTATCTCGCGGGCGTGATCTCGGCACCCTGACAAAAGAGCTGCAACAGCGCTATGGCGTCACCCGGCGCCGGGCGGCTTTTATCGCGCTGGATCAGAACAACAAGGCAACGTCTGCCATGCAGTCGGCGCGCCAGCGTGCGCTTGGCATCCGCCGGGGGCGCTGGCGCCATTCCCACGCAGGGAAAGAGCCGCGCATCTCCCATGTGAAAGCCGACGGCAAAGAGTTCGATCTGGACAAAGGCATGTTTATCGATGGCGAATGGATCATGCCAGGCGAAAAAATACGTTGCAGGTGTGGATGGGAGGCGATTTTACCGGGACTGGAGTAATGAATGACGACTGAACGACTGGCATTTGACCGGGGTTCGGTGCGGCAAATTGATAAGGTCGGACGGCTGCAGGTAGAGCGCAGCAACATCAGCAAGGCCAACGTGTGCGGCTATTACGGGCGAGAAATCCCGAATTCCGAGGCGCTGGGACTTGAGCCCGACCGGCTGTACATGCTGTACCGCGACCCCGACGAGCTGCGCAAGGCAGCGAAAACATTCAATAACATCCCCATCCTTTGCCGACACAAGCCTGATTACCCAGGCGCGCCCGCGCGTGAGCTTCGGGTGGGGACAACGCACGCCAACAGTGATTTTGATGGCACCTACCTAACAAACGGATTGTCGATTTGGGACAACTCCGCCATCGCCGGTATCGAGACCGACGAGCAACGAGAACTGTCATCGTCGTATGCGTACGTCGCTGACATGACCCCAGGCGTTACCCCGGATGGCGTCAAATTTGACGGCGTGATGCGGGATATCGTCGGTAACCACGTGGCGCTGGTCGGTGACGGCCGGGCCGGATCCGATGTGCTGGTATTTGATTGCCTCCCGAAGGAGTTACAAAACATGAAATTAAATCGTAAGGGTGTCGCCATGCGCGCAGCGCTGGGCGCCTATCTCAAACCTCGCCTGGCGCAAGACGCCTCGCCGAAAGACCTCACGCAATTGGTGGGCCAGCATAAACGCCCCAACGCGATCGCGAATGCGGTCAAATCCGCGTTTTCCGGCCGCCTGGCGCAGGATATGGAAATCGAGCCGGCCGAGCTTGCCGAACTGATGGAGTCCGCTGAAGAGGTGGTCGAGCCGGAAGAGAATGGACCAGCGTTTGATACCGAAAACCCACTGGAAAGCATCCTGGCGCTGTTGTCCGACAAAGTGCCGGAGGAAGTGCTGGAAAAAATCAAAGCGGTACTGATGCCGGCTGCGGATGACACCCCGGACGATCCAGCAAAAGACCCGGTAAAACCGAATCCCGATACGGTCAGCAAACCGGCGATGGATGCGGCAATCAGGCTGGCTGCTGACAACGCCACCAAGGCGGCGGCGAAAAACTTCCAGGCGGTTCGCACCGCTGAAAGTGAGGTGCGTCCTCTGATTGGTGACGTGGTGGCGATGGACTCCGCCGAGGAGGTTTACCGCACTGCGCTCGAACAGGCCGGGATCGATATCACCGACGTACACCCAAGCGCTTACCGCAGCATGGTGAAGTATGCCGTAGAGCAAAAACAGGCCGTCAAAGCGCCGAAACTGGCCCATGACTCCGCGGCTGCATCGTCTTTCGCTGCCGACTTCCCTACCGCCTGCAAACTTAAACGAGGTTATTAACATGTCAGGATTTCAGACGAGCATTAACCAATACCCGGCTCCGGGTATTGAGGGGGCTTTTGCCAGTAACAACCCGTACACCAGCTATGTGGCCGGTGAGGGGGCATTGGTCACCGGCGCCGACGGGTTAACCATTGGGCGATTTGCCTGGGTGGTGAAGGGCGTGGCATCGAACAAAGGCACTGGCGCGCCGTCGGGGTTTGTTCCTCGCGATGGCCAGGCGTCAATCGTTGAATGGCTGGGCGCGGCGTCTAACGTGATCCAGCCGGGGCGAGAGTGCACGCTGCACACCGGCGGTGATTACTGGGCGGTTACCACGACAGCGGCCACTGTCGGCCAAAAAGTGTTTGCGTCACTGACCACCGGCGAGATTGCTACCGGTGCCGCCGGCGCGACCATTGAAGGCTTTGCGGAAACGGCATTCTCGGTGGCCAGCGCCGCGGCGGCCAAAGAACGTATCAAAATCAGCACCTGGAGCAAGTGATGAATAAATTTAAGCAGCATTACGCTACCGCCAGCCGCGATTACGGCATCATCCTGCCGGGCGCGCAGGCTTACCTGCCGCCGGAGTATGCGAGCGATTTCGCGCTGGCGATGGATGCGCAGCCTAATCTGGTAACGGTCTCAAACTCCGGCGTGCCGGCCTATTTCACCAACTACGTTGATCCAGAATTAATTCGCGTGCTGGTGACACCGATGAAAGCAGCCCAAATCCTGGGCGAAACCAAAAAGGGCGACTGGACGACGCTGACCACTCAATTCCCGATCGTGGAATCAGCCGGTGACACCAGCTCTTACGGCGACTACAACAACAACGGCATGGTAACCGCGAACGCAAACTGGGTGCCGCGTCAGAGCTACCACTACCAGACGCATACCCGCTGGGGTGAACGCGAACTGGACATGTACGGCGCGGCGCGCATCGGCTGGGCGGCGGAGTTGAATGTCGCGTCTGCCCTGGTGCTTAACAAGTTCCAGAATAAATCCTACTTCTACGGGATCGAGGGCTTGCAGAACTACGGCATGCTGAACGATCCGTCGCTGTCGGCGCCGATTACCCCGATTGACGTCGGCGGCAAGTTGAAGTGGGACGATAAGGATGGCGACGCTATTTATAACGACGTCGTCAAGCTGTACAAGCAGCTCGTCAGTCAGACCAAAGGTCATGTCGAACGTACCGACGCGATGAAGCTGAATATGTCCCCGACATCGGAAGCCAACCTGACGAAGACCAACCAATACAAGGTCAACGTTTCAGATCTTCTGCAGAAAAACTTCCCGAATATGACCATCGAAACGGCGGTGGAGTATTCCAGCGACGCGGGTGAAGTGGTTCAGCTGATTGCCGAGCGCCTCGGGGAGAACGACACCGGTTACTGTGCGTTCACCGAGAAAATGCGCGCGCACGCCGTGGTGACGGAGTCTTCAGCCTGGCACCAGAAAAAATCCGCCGGTACCTGGGGGGCGATCATTCGCCAACCGCTGGCTTACGCACAAATGTTGGGGGTTTAAAAGATGGCAGAGCAAGTAACAGTTGGCTGCAAATTGCCGAACGGTTTGGTGTTGGAAGTCGACGGCCATCGGCAGGCGGTCGCGGGTTACCGCGGCGCAGATGTGCGCATTATCGGCGGCTATGGCCTCACACCGGTCGATAAGGAACTGTGGGATGCCTGGTTGAAGATCCACAAAGATCAGCCGTATGTAAAAAACGGAGTGATCTTCGCGCAGGAGAATGGCAACAGCGCCCGTGCGCAGGCCAAAGAGCAGGAAAAGTTGAAGTCAGGCCTTGACCCATTGCCGCAAAACAACCCGGCACCGGGCATCAAGCGTGATGATGAAGCGATGAATAAAAAGGAGTAATGCATGGGCGCCGTGGTTTTCAACATCAAGGCATTTCGGGCACTTTACCCGGCGTTTGCAACGGGATGCGGATCGGCGCCAAGTGATGACCTGCTCGAGGCGCTGTTCAATCAGGCCTCGACCCTCTACCTCGATAATACCGATGAAAGCAAAGTGCAGGATCTGAAAGAGCGCGAGCAGCTATTTTTCCTGCTTGTTGCTCATCTCTGTGCGTTGCGCGGATTTGGTTCAGGACAGTCGGGCGGTCAGGGAAGCGGCCTTGTTGGCCGCATTACCAGTGCCTCAGAGGGATCGGTTTCTGTATCGGTGGACAGCGCCGGCAGTAACGATCAGTCATGGTGGTATCTGCAGACTCCCTATGGCGCGGATTATTGGCAAGCGACTGCGCCCTACAGGACGATGGTTTATCACCCGGGCTCATCGCCATCGCGCTATCCAGATCACTACTATCGGCCGGTCAGGCGGGGGCGCTAAATGGGTGCCAGTGTTCGCGGCGGTGCCGCGTTTAAAGCGCGCCTGGCGCAAATTGCCGAAGGGCTGTCTTCGGGCAAGAGCCTCAAGGTGGGTTTTTTGGCCGATGCGACCTATGAGGACGGGACCCCGGTTGCGCTGGTGGCCGCCGCGAACGAGTTCGGAAAAATGGTGATGACCAAGGCCGGGGAGTCCTATTTTCAGCTGCCGCGGCCTTTTTTCCGCAACATGATTTCAGCCAACAGTGTGCAGTGGCCCGGTGAGTTTTCGCAGCTTATCCGTTCATCAAATTATGACGCGCGGTTAGCGCTTGGATTGATGGGGGAGCGGATAAAAAGCCAGCTGCAGGACTCTATCCGGGAGCTCAACTCTCTGCCGTTGGCGGAATCGACCATTAAGCGCAAAGGGTTCGATAAGCCGCTGGTCGACACTGGCCACATGCATAACAGCGTCGACTATGCCGTTGATGGAGGTGATGAGTGAATTTGCACGGTATTGTTTCGCGCGCCATCGGCGCAGTTAATCCCTTCGTTGAGGCGCAGATTTATCGATCGCTCGGTGCCGAAAAACGTGAGGATTATTCCCGGGCCCCGGCCTATGACGCGCCCATTCCGATGATGGTACAAAAACAGGCTGTTACCCAGGGCGATATCCGCCACCTGGACAACCTGAATATTCAGGGGGTGTTCACGTCCATCTATACGAACGGGAACTGGTGCGGTGTGAGCCGACCGAAGCAGGTCGGCGGTGACAAATTCGTCATCGCGGGCGAAACGTGGCTTGTGGTGGCGGTGCCGGAGAACTGGCCGGATTGGACGAGGGTTGTTGCATGTCTGCAAACGTAACGCTCTCGATCACTGAAAGCGATCTCTATAAAGCCCTTGGCGATGTTCTCCAGGGGCTTTTTGTTGATGCGCAGATCGAGCGCACCCAGCAAAACGGGGTGCCGATGCCACAGGGCGAATTCATCGCGATGACTTCGCTGAATTCTGCCGGTTTATCTACGGCGGTGGTGAAGTACTCCCCGCCACTGGAGGCCGGTCTGGGTATTCAACACATCACGCGGACAACGCGCTGGGAGTGTCAGCTTGATTTCTATGGTGACAGCGCGGAGCGAAATTCCCTGATGTTCGCCACGCTGATCCGCTCGGAGTTTGGCACCTCCGCTTTTCGCTGCTCCGGGGGCGTCTTAACGCCGCTCTACTGTAGCGATCCCCGTCAGACCACGATGATTAACGGCGAGTGGCAATACGAACCGCGCTGGACGCTGGAATTCATCGCGCAAATCAAACCGGTGGTCAGTGCGCCTCTGGCGTTCTTCGACAACGTGACCATCAAAACGACCACAACGGAGTCCATCGATGGCAATTCCAATCAGTAAAGACGTAAAAATCAAACCGGGCGTGCTATCCGCCGTGGGTAATGCGGTCGACCTCAACGGCCTGCTTTTAACCGACAGCCCTTACGTACCGATCGGCGACGTCCCTTCGTTTTCGTCACCCTCGAGCGTGGCCGATTATTTCGGTGGTGACTCTGACGAATACGTTATGGCATCCATGTATTTTCAGGGCTACAACAACGCGACAAAATCTCCGGGGGCGTTGCTGTTCGCCCGATTCAACCGCGCGCCGGCGGCCGCATGGTTGCGCAGCGGATCGTTTAAAGGGGTGACGGTCGAGGAGCTGAAAAAAATCTCCGGTACGCTCACGATCAGCATCAGCGGGAAGAATGCCAGTGCGGAAGTCAATTTCAGCGCGGTAACCAGTTTTGCGGAGGCGGCCGCCGCGTTGCAAACCTCATTGACGGCCGCCGTGGCGACGGTGGTATATGACACCACACACAATGCCTTCATCATCACTGCTGCAGGCGCCAAGCCGGAAGCGACGACTATCGCGTATGCGACCGGCACCGCAGCGGCACCCATGAAGATGACCAGCGATCTCGGCGCCAAGATCTCCCAGGGGGCGCCGGTGGCAGTGGTTCCCGCGCTGTTCACGGCAATCATCGCCAAGTCGCAGCAGTGGGCCTCATTCTCGACCGTTTTCGAGTGCAAGGATGATGAACACCTGGCGTTGTCCGCATGGGCCAGCGCGCAGGAGGAGCGCTTTTTCTATGTGGCGTGGACCACCAACGAAAAAGCCCGAATTACGGGCAATCAGGAGCACATCGCGTACAAGATCATCACCGTGAACAATTACGGGAGTGTCGTGCCGGTGTTCTGCACTGACGTGAAAAAACCTGCATCCGTATTGGGATATGCCGCTGCGCTGGACTTTACCCGCACAGAGGGGCGCGTGCCGTTCAAATTCCGCGAATACAACGGGCTGGCGGCCGATGTGACCAGCGGTGATGAGTACGACGTGCTGATCGCCAATGGCTATAACTTCTACGGCAAGTACGCCGCCAATAACATCGTCGAGGATTATTGGGCAGATGGCTCGATCACCGGCGATTTCAAATGGCTGGACAGCTTCGCCGGGCAAATTTGGCTGAACGCCAACCTGCAGGGCGCGGTGCTGGCGCTGTTCAAATCCAACAAGACGATCCCCTACAACAACGCCGGGCGCGCGCTGGTTGCAACCTCGATGACCGATGTGATCGAGCAGTTTAAAGCATGGGGCGGCATTCGTGCCGGGGTGACACTGTCCGCGGCGCAAAAACTTGAGATCAGCAACGCAGTAGGGGAAGACGTGTCGGCGACAATTTTCGCGACGGGGTACTACCTCTATGTCGGTGAAATGCTGCCGGCCCTTCGTCCTGCTCGCACCAGCCCGAACTGCGCGTTGTGGTACAGCGACGGCGGCAGCATCCAGAAATTGAATATTGCATCGACGGAGGTTCAATAATGTCCAACACCATCACTTCTGCCGACGCCATCATTACGCTGTCGGTAATGAACTTGTACCCGTCGGGCGTGCAGCTGCAGGGCTTCGCTGCGGACAATATCTACGGAACCGACGCGCTGAGCCTGGCGGAAACGGTGCGCGGCGCCGACGGCAAGTTATCGGCCGGCTTCATTTACGGCAACATCAACCAGACGATCTACATTATGCCGGATTCGGAAAGCCGTGACGTGTTCGATACCTGGGCGACCACATCGCGCGCCAGCGTGGCGGTGTTCCGCTGCAATGCAACGGTTATCCTGCCGGCGCTGAAGCGCAAATATAAATGCGTGAACGGCGTGCTGAAGCAGTGGAAGGCGCTACCGGATGCCGGCCGCATTCTGCAGGCCAGCCAGGCGATCATCGAATGGGAATCCATCACTCCGGAGGCGTTTAACTGATGGCACGTAAAGAGACGTTTATCACTATCGACGCCGCCGGGCGTGATCAGGGCAAGGTGTTCTATATCAAGGAAATGTCGGCGTCACAGGCTGAATGGTGGGCTTTGCGGGCGCTCATGGCGATGGGGCGCGGCGGCGTCGAGATCCCCGATAATTTACGCAGCATGGGGATCGCGGCGATGGCTGTTGAGGGCTTAAAGGCGATTTCGAAGATCCCCCCGGATGAGGCCAAGCCGCTGCTTGATGAGTTGATGACCTGTGTTCAGGCCGTGCCGAATCCAGCGGATAAAACCGTGGTCCGCCCCTTGATTGAAGCCGATATCGATGAAGTGGCCACACGCCTTAACCTGCGCGCGGAGGTGTTCAAACTGCACGTGGATTTTTTCGCTACCGCCGGCCGCTAGATATCCCGCCTCGTTTTGCCAATCCTGACAGGCCGTTTGGGCTTGTCGATTACACCAATGTTCCGCACACCATCGCCACCGTGATTTCCGCCGGCAAAGCCTCCAAGGCTGAGCTGGATGCGGTGCTTGGTGTGCAGGACCTGTGGGATTTGTTGGAAATCATCCAGGTGGACGCCCATAACGCACGCGTAATGCAGGAGGGGAAATAGTGGCAATGGTACTTGACGAGCTCGTCCTCGCCCTGGGTATTGACGACAAAAACTTCAGCGCTGGCGAGCAGGCGGTAGTTGCGGGGCTTGACCGCCTGACAGCGGTCATGGAGAACGTTGCGCAGGCGTTCGACACCGGCGAGAAGAAAAGCAGCGAGGCGCTGGATAAAACCGGGAAAAAAGCCGACAAAACCGCCAAAGACATGGAAGCCAGCGGCAAAAAGGCGGCGTCGTTCTTTTCCAGTATTCGCGCCCAGGTGCTGGCGCTGGCCGGCGTCACGTTGTCGCTGGGCGGCCTCAAAAGCTTTGTTACCGGGTTCACCAGTAACCTGAACCAATTGGCGACGGCGGCCGATGCCTTTGGCATGTCGGCCAAATCGCTGGATGGCTGGACCAAGGCGGGCGAGGCGTTCGGTGTCAGTGCCAACGAGATCGTGGGCGCGTTCTCCCGCATCAACGATGCAAAGGCACGCTTAAAATCTGGCCTTGGGCTGGATCCTCAACTTCAAAGCCTGCTATTGGCCGCCAACCAGGCGGGCGCCAATATCGATCTGGGCCGGGATGGGACTGAAGATATTGTCCGCAAATTGGCCGCCGCATTTCCAAACCTGAATAAGGATCAGCAGCAGGCCTATGGCAGTGAGCTGGGGTATGGCTACGCCGCGCAGCAATGGTTCGGCTCTGGCCATGCGTTGCGCGATGTTGACCGATTTACAGCGCGCTCAGGCGTTGACGATCAGTCCATCGCAGCGGCGCGGAAGTTTCGCCAGCAGTGGGCAGAGATCAGCCAGGCCTTTGAGAAAACGGGATACATCCTCTTTAACGCGCTGCTGCCTTACATCAAACAGTTCAACGCGTGGCTGAATGATCTGGCGAACTGGATGGCACAGCACCCGGATGAAATCAAAGCCGCGGTGCAGGGCGTGTTCGATGTTCTGTCGAACATTGTTGGTGTCGCCGGTGAAGCCGCCAATGCGGTAGGAGGCTGGCAGAACGCCATTCTGCTGCTGGTTAGCGCATCGGTGGGCGGCAAGCTGCTTTCCCTGTTTAAAGGTCTCAGCGGGGCACTGATGGGGCCTGCTGGCCTTATTGCAGCTCTGGTGGCGCTTGAGGAGTTTGTCGTTAAACCCCTCGAGGAAAAATACCCTGCGCTGAAAGATAACCCTGTGGCCGATTTCCTCAACAATTTACCCGGTTCAGATTGGGTGAACGAATTGGGGAAAAAACTTCTGCCATGGCGCCGCGATGAATCGGATCCGGCCCAGTTCGCCCAGTCGGTACGCCGGCCACAGGCAACAAAGGCTGGTGAGGAAATGCTGGCGTGGCTGCAGCCGAAACTCAGCAAGCTGGAGGAAACGTTCGGGCTCCCTGCCGGGCTGCTGCGCAGCATGGTGATCACGGAGTCAGGCGGCGATCCTCAGGCTGTATCGAAAGCGGGTGCCAAAGGGCCGTTTCAGTTCATGCCAGGCACGGCGAAAGACTTCGGGCTGGTCGGCGATGACGTTTTTGATCCGGAGAAATCAGCCCATGCCGCAGCGCGCTACATGTCGCAGCTGCTGAAAATGTTCGATGGTGATCTGGGTAAGGCGCTGGCGGCGTATAACTGGGGCCAGGGTAATGTTGAGCGCAAAGGGCTCGGCGCGGCCCCGCAGGAAACGCGGGAATACGTGCCGAAGGTGTTGTCGAATTTGCCTCAGCCGGGCGCAGGCATGGCGGCGCAGGCGCGCCAGCCGGTCGGCGGTTCACAATCCACGATCACCGAAACAACCCATATCGGCACTCTGCAGGTGAATTCGCCGGCGGACAGCACGAAAGGGATCATCGACGACGCAAGGCAAAAAATTAATCGCTCCAGCCTTGTGGGCGCGTATGCATCGGGAGTATCGACATGAGGTTTTCCCTGAATCAGGCCACTGTACTGAATGCTGTGCGGGGCGGTGGCCTGCTGTCTGTCGTTAACAGCGTGCTGGCACCGGGATACGGAATTTATTATGCCTCCGGCGCCAGTGTTGGCACGAAGCCCTTTTCGCCAACGTCATTTGTCGTTATCGAAGTGGGGGGCGAATCGTCGATCACTACTGCACCGATCGAGCGAGGTGGTTACACGTCGTTCAACAAGGTGCAGCGGCCGGCAGAATTACACATTACGTTTACCGTGGAGGGCTGGACAGGGTTTTCAGGCGGGCTTCCGAACCTGACCAATCTCACGCTGACATCCCGCTCGGACGTGCTGGCCACCCTGGAGACGATGCGAACAACGGCGGAGGTTTATGACATCGAAACCCCCGACAAAACCTATTCGTCCTATGACTTGACCAAATACGATTATCGGATCCGAAGCGACGGCGGCCCGACGTTGCTTACGGTAACGGCGGTTTTTCAGGACGTGCAGGACGTGGCCGAGGTGACCGTCAGCAGCGAGACATCGCAGGCCGACACTACCAATAATCAAATCACCCAGGGAGCGAGCGCCAAAACGGAGCTCGTTACCTCTTCAACGAGTGGTTCCACCCTTTCTGATGTGAAGAAAGCGATCTCCGGCGTGCAGCGCTCGGCGTCGGAATTGGTTGGGAACATTGCCGATAAGGTTTCGTCAGCGGTCGAGGATGTGACCAAACCTCTCGGAGAGGTCACCGTCAGCGCGACGCAAAAGTTGGATGCAGCGGTCAAGCAATTGGCGGGGAGTTTAACCTGATGCTGGAAATTGTACTCAAACCCCTCAAGTCTCAACGGTTCACCGTCTCCCTGAATAATCAGGCCTGTGAAATTCGTCTGGCACAGCGTACCACGGGGCTATATATCGATCTTACCGTTAACGGCACTCCCTGCCTGCAGGGGGTGTTGTGCCTGAACGGCAACAAGATCGTGCGTTACGGCTATCTGCCATTTGCCGGCGAATTATTTTTCGCTGACCTGGCGGGAAACGCAGATCCTGAATGGTCCGGCCTGGGTGAGCGTTTCAAACTTTACTACCTTGCGCCGGAGGAAATGCCGTGAGCTATCAACAACGGGATATCAGGGTAGAGTTTACCCTGGCAGAGGGGCGAACGTTTGACGATCGGGGTAACGTGCTTACCGTCAAAAATGCGCGCTGTTATATAAGCCTGGCGGCGTATGGCGGGATTGCCGGCACGCAAATTACGCTTTATCTGTGGGGGCTCGTGGCCCAGCAGATGGCGGCGCTGAGCTACAAAGGGATTTGGATCGATGGGGCCAAGCCTAATCGGATCCGCGTATGGGCTGCTGACCGCCTGATTTTCGAAGGGTTTATCAGTGATGCATATGCGGATTACAACCAGGCGCCGGATGTGCCGCTGATTATTACGGCGAACATGATGTTTTATCTGCGGGCGAAAAAGGTGTCGCCATTCAGCGCGAAAGGCCCCGTCTCGATCGATGACATTTTGATGCCAATGGCATCATCAGTGGGGCTGAAATATGAGAATCAGGGCGTTAAAAGCACGCTGCCCGATCCGTATTTCCAGGGAGATATCACGCAGCAGATGATCGAGGCGGCACGGGCTGTTGATGCCGAGATCGATATCAACGTGGAGAAGGTGACGATCTGGCCAAAGGGAGTATCCCGAAAAGAGCCGGCATTGTTCGTTTCTCCCGACCACGGATTAATCGGATATCCCATTTTTACCAATGTTGGGCTGAGCATTTCATGTCTGTTCTGTCCTGATATTTTTATTGGTCGCAAATTGTCGTTGGTGACCTCACTCCCGAACGCCAGCGGCCGCTATGCGGTGCTCGGTGCAATGCACACGTTAACCTCATGGATTGAGGGCGGCCAATGTTCAACATCCTGCGAATTGTTGCGGCAACCCGGGGGCTGATATGGAAAATTTTCATGTAAACGGCTCCGATCTGAATGGTGATATCAACGCGCAGGACTTCGTTATGCGCCAGTTTCTGGGGCGCCATGCGTTTATCACGTTGGGTAGGGTGATCAATGCCAATGGGGAACACGTGGACATTCGCCCTATGGTGATGGCCGTCGCCGGTGACGGCTCACCTATCCCGCATGAGGTAATTTACAACGTGCCGGTATGGCGTCTACAGGGTGGCCAAAGTGCGGTGATTATGCCAGCGAAAGCCGGTGATATTGGGTTCATAGCTATTTGCGATCGGGATATCAGCGGGGTTAAAGCCACGCGCCAGCCCGCGATGCCGGGATCAAGGCGCACGCACAGCCTGTCAGATGCGATCTATCTGGGTGGTGTGCTGAATGGCGATCCGGTGCAATTTGTCGAGTTTGCCGATCAGCAGATCAATGTAACTTCACCCTGGAAAATCACGCTGAATGCGCCGGATGTTGAAACCAATGCATCGAAGCGCTTTGCCGTTAACTCGCCGGAAATCGCACTGAACGGCGCGACCGAGGTGAGCCAGAAGTTTACAGCCAAAGGCAAAGCGGACCTGTCCGTCGGCGCCATGATTAGTGGTATCGAGTTTGGTGACCACGTGCATGGTGGCGTGCAATCAGGCAGCGCGCAGACGAATAAACCGCAATAGGGGGCATGATGCAAACTCGCTCACTTCTTCTCGATACGAATACCTGGGATCTGATGCTGGACGACAAAGGCAACCTGGCGGTCACGGACAATCCTTATGCGGTGGCGCAGGATGTGGCGTGCGCCTGCAGCACTTTCCTTGGCGAGTGTTGGTATGACAACACGCTCGGAATTCCTTATTACCCGCGGATCCTCGGCCATTGGCCCGGCACGCAGCTAATTAACACCAAAATGCAGCAGGAGGCGATGAAACTGCCGACGGTCTCCAGCGCGCTGTGTACGGCAGTCTCTGATGGCGATCGCCGTATTGGTGGCGTAATGACGATCACTGATACCAATTTCAACGATTACACGGTGCTGTTATGACGGATGAAAACACCAATTACACAACTGCGGTACCGGCGGTTACGTTTTCAAAAACGGGGCTGCTGGTGCCGGATGAGGTGGACATACTAAACGGCCGGCTAACCGATTTCTCCACCGCGCTGGGGAGCTCGATGGGGACCAGCCTGACAAGCCCACAGGGGCAGCTGGCGATGAGCGATTCGGCCATCATCGCCGATAAGAACGATCAGTTGCTGGCGATCGCGAACCAGGTGAACGCGGACTACAGCAGCGGCAGGTTTCAGGATGCGATTGGCCGGGTTTATTTCCTCGACCGCATCGGTGCCACCGGCACGACAGTAACCGGGACGTGCTCAGGGCTGGTGGATACGCTGATCCCTGCTGGAAGCCTGGCACAGGATGAAGCAGGGTATCTCTACGCCAGCCTGTCCGACGCCACGATCGGCGCCGCCGGTAGCGTTGATGTGGTTTTCCAGAACCTCACGACAGGCCCGATCGGTTGCCCCATTGGTGCGCTCAGCAAGGTCTACAAAGCGATCCCTGGCTGGTCTGGTGTGACGAACCGCGCCGCCGGGGTGCCGGGCAACAATGAGGAGAGCAGAGCCGACTTTGAGCACCGCCGACGCAATTCCGTTGCCAACAATGCCCGGAATACATTGAACGCGATCCGCGGCGAGATCCTCGCAAAAGTTCCCAACGTAGTGGATGTATACGTTACGCATAACCCGACCCCGGTAGAGAGACAAGTCGGCTCATCCAAATATACATTGAAGAAAAACTCGTTCTACGTTGGCGTATATGGCGGAAAGGCTGAGGATATCGCGGATGCTATCTGGCGCAAGGCGCCGCCCGGTGTCGACATGAACGGTGATTCCACATACACGATTGCAGATACCGACGGCTATGAGCCGCCATACCCGGAGTATGTGATCACCTGGCAAGGGTTGAAGCCGGTGAGCGTGTCAGTGAGAGTTATCCTGAGAAAAAGCGAATATTTACCATCGGACATTACCGATCAGGTAAAGAGTAAAGTGATTGCGGCATTCAATGGCGCTGATGGGGGCAATCGCGCGCGTGCAGCGGCTGCGTTGGCCGCCGGGCGATTCTATGCGGGCATTTACAGCATTGACCCTTCAAACATCGATATTCTCAGCCTGGCGCTGAGCAGGGATGGTAACGCCTTTTCCTCATCCCTCCAGTTTGGAATCGACGAAATTCCGACGCTGGATCCGAACAATATCAGCGTAGAGCTGCAGGAGGTCTAAATTGCAGAATGTGGCCGCCACTGTGCTCGCACAGTACGCCGCCAGCCCCCGCCTTAACGCCCTGATCGGCAGCTTCAACGAAGCCGTTTCCCCCGACAAGTTCGTCGATGATTTTTACGATCTGATCTGGAACATCGAAACCGCAGAGACCTATGGCCTCGATGTGTGGGGAAAAATTGTGGACGTAAGCCGGCGGCTAACGGTCGACGATGACTTTAATTACTTGGGGTTCAGTGAGGCGCGGCTGGATACGCCAACGCGGACGGATCCCCGCCCATTTGACCAGGCGCCGTTCTATAGCGGTGAGAGCACAACGCAGACCATTGAACTTGCGGACCCGATCTATCGCCGTCTGATCATGATGAAAGCCATGAGCAATATCACCGATTGCTCAATACCGAATATCAATCGGATGTTGCGTTACATGTTCGGCGATCGGGGGCGCGCCTATATCCAGAACGATGGCGGAATGAAGATGAGCTATGTGTTCGAGTTTGAGCTGTCGACCGCAGAGCTGGCTATCGTCCAATCTTCCGGCGCGCTACCGGCGCCACCAGGTATTAACGTTTCAATAATTCAGAAGGCATAAAATGAAACTGACAGATAAACCGCGTCAGATTGCAGTGCCGTTCGCCAGCGGTACAGCTGACAAAAACACGATCCCCAATAATGCCACGCAGGAAACCAAGGAAAAGGGCAAAGCTGCCTATGACTCTGGCTTTCCGCCACTCACAATGACAGCGATCGCGGCCGGCGGTATCCCACCGCACGGGAAGGATTTTAACGGACTGCTGAACGACATCACTGCGGCAATTCGTTTTTCTCAAGCCGGCGGCCATTATACCTTTGATTCTGCTTTTGCTCAGGCTATCGGCGGATATGCAAAAGGCGCAACGGTATTAAGCGCTGACGGCACGAAAATCTGGTGGAATACAGTTGAAGCGAACACAACGGATCCGGATGGCGCCAGTGCAGCGGGCTGGAAAAATCTGTTGGCGGATCCCAATGGGCTGTTTCTTCAAAAGTCACAAAACCTGGCGGATTTACAAAACAAGGCCGAAGGGCGCAAAAATCTCGAGTTGGGAACCGCAGCCACCCGCAATGTCGGCACGGAAACGGGCAATGTAATGGAAGTGGGCGCTTTTGGCCTAGGGGCGGGGGCTCAACACAAGAGCGATGCCTACGGAACGATTGCCGAGTTTTTCCGCGTCAATTCGACCAGCGCCAACCGTCCGGGGAGTAATAGCGCTTACGGTTGCGTGAGATTGCCTATCGACGGAGCGCCAACAACGGCGTACTTGGCGGTTGGTGGCGACTTAAGTACCTGGGTTGGGCAGTCCACGTCTCAGGGGAAAGGCGTGACGTGGGCACGTGTTTATACCACAGCCTATAAGCCTACTGCTGCTGATATCAATGCTGTTGCTAAAACCGGTGACAGAATGAGCGGACCGCTAGGCACCTCGTATGCAGATTCGTACCGTATTGCTTCCGGGCAATATGGCACTTTCTGGCGTAATGACGGCAATGCGCTTTATCTTATGCTTACTAATGCTGGTGACCCTTGGGGGACATATAACAACTTACGGCCGCTTGCTGTCTCTACCGGTGACGGTTCTATAAATGTAGGTACAAGTTTTTCAGTTAATCACACTGGATATATAAATAAGTCAGGAATTTATCCGTATACAAGTAATGGTCAAAGTTATAACCAGTCAAATGGATTACACATTCAAGGTTCAGGTGACCAGTATGCAGATATTTATTATCTCGAGACAGTCGGGCAATATGGGGCGTTATCGTTCCATATTCACTCAGGTGGATTAGATGCTTACCCATCATTTAAAAACGATGGCTCGGTTGCACTTAATGGCACTTATCCAATAATCACAATGTCAACTGGAACTCGATACCATCAGGACGGTAACATATGGGGTTCTGTTTGGGGAGGGTATCTCAGCAACTGGTTAAATAATAATACCTATGGCCCACAACGTCCACAGCCCCCTGTACAGGTTAATACTGATGCGATTGGCAGTCTCGCATTTGCACGCTTAAACCCTCAAGACTCTCGAGTGGGTTACGGTGAGTTGGTTTCTGGTTCTAATTTATCCCCATCTGGTGTGACCGGGTATCCCGGCGGAGGAAACTGGGCGGCATTATTTGCGGAGGGACAACTGGGGGGCACATGGAAATGTTTGGGGTTATGTATTTCTGATAGTGAAGGTGGGAATAGACATTACGGTGTTAGCTTATTTGTGAGGGTGTCATAATGAATTATGTACAAGTGAAAAAATGCAGAACAACAAACATTAAAAAATATATAGATTGCGACGTTATTTTCCCTGATCTGTCAGATTCACCAATTTCGTTTACTGCGATGCCTAACGATTCAACTGAACACGGACGCGATATTTATAATAGGGCGTTGAATGGTGAGTTTGGCGTCATAGTTATCGCCAAAAATGAAGTTGGTTATTATTGGGATGGGAATGAATTTGTAGAATACGATTTTGACATTGAAGCATTGCACTTCGATGAAATGAAAAATAGATTAATAAGTGAGGCTTCGCAAAAAATATCAATTCTATCTGATGCTGTTGATTTAGGCATTGCAACAGATGAAGAAAAAGTAAACATAGATAAGTGGAAGCAATATAGGGTGCTAGTAAACAGAATGAGCAAAGAGAATGGTTCCGGGTGGCCGGAAAAACCGGCCGATTAAATATTCTTCTTGAATACTGCCGGAGTGCCGGCATACATAGTGTTTGCTGGTACGTTACAATTCACTACGCTATTTGCACCGATAACGCTGTTTTCACCAATAGTAACACCTGGAAGAATAACAGCTCCGGCACATATCCAAGTATTCTTACCTATAATAATTGGAGCGGTTACATTTCTATCATGTCTGTTTTCTGGAGCTACATGGTGACTTACGGTTGATAAAGTTACGCCTGGGCCAATCATTGAGCCATCGTTGATGACTATTTTTTCATCATCAAGAAAGTTGCAGTTAGCATTAATGAATACATCACCAATGATCTCTATATTACCGTATTCATAATAAAAAGGCGCCATAATGTTGGCTCTGCTGCTAATGCTTACACCTGATTTTCTGAGTATTTTGTACTTCCTTTTAGTTGAATGTGAAGTGTTATTGAAAAACAACCTCGCTTTAGCAGGGCTTATTTTATTTTTTAAACTGCAAGCGAAATATTTAAGCATTGTTATCTCCTGATATATTTTACTATGGTTAGACTGTCCAAGCGATTTTATTTAATGGTTGCGCCAATCGATGCCATTTTATCAATGACTTTATCAAGCTCCTGCGGAGACAATGAAAGTTGCGCCGCCATAAAAAATAAAATGTGTGGTGACATTGCTCGCGGTTCGGCACCGCCAGTGTATTTTCGCCACTGACTATTGCTTGCCACACCCGCCAGATCTGCCATTTGCGTTCCGGTATATCCGAGTTCAGATTTTAGTTGCTCCAGATCCTCAGGGGTGGGAGGGGTGTATTCGTTTATTAGTCTCATTTTTCACCTGCGAAAAAGCCCCTTGCGGGGCTTCTCTTAAATAAATTTGATGATGATGGTTGTTACCGTAGCCACCGCGCCGATTAAACCGGTTGCCACGGCTACCGGATACCACATCGTTTCCCGGTTAATCTTCGCCGTCTCAGCCATCAGCTTGGCGATTTCGGCGTGGATCTTTTCAAGCTCTGCGGTGGTCATGTCGTTTGTCATCTCTCTCTTCCTTTCGGGTTCGGGCTGCGGCCTTTCCGCTACCTCATGTAGTAAATAATAGCCCCAATGGTGCTATCTGTCAATCGTTAGTCTGAGGTTATTCACCATATGATCAAAATATCCGGCGTATACCGCGATCCGGCAGGCGTAGCCATGCCTGGCGCTTTGATAGCTGTAAAGTCGAAAAACAACACACTGGAAACGTTCAAATGCTTGCGTATAGAAACCGTGACGGGTCTCGGCGGAGAGTATGAACTCTTGGTCGTTCCTGATGATTATGAAGTGTTCATCACCTATGACAATGGAATCCGCCAGCGTCTAGGCTTCATGCGAATCGAAGATGGAGCGGCGGATGGTTCCCTTAATGATTATCTGATTTATGCAGATCCGGAGCTGGCCCGGCCGCCGGTGTATTCCGACATGAAGCGAATGTCTGAGCGTGCCAAAGCGTCCGCAATCGCTTCTGCTGATTCCGCTCGTGAATCAGCGGGCGCGCGTGATGCTTCGGTTGATGCCAGCCATGTTTCCGTAGCAGCCGCCGAATTATCAAGACTGCATTCGGAAACAGCAGTGCATGGCGCTAGTGATTCTAAAGGGTATGCAGAAAATTCCGCCAATAGTGCTAGTGATGCGAAAGGCAGTGCGGATAGGTCTGATAGGGCTGCTGTGCGTGCAGAAGCGGCGGAGCAAAACGCCCAGAACATCGCAGATGCGAATACCTACTACACAACACCAGAAGATCCAGACGGAACGATTGCAGGATTAGCCGGGACACCAGACGGGAAAATGTTCCGAGTTGCTATTCCTGACGGCGGCGGTGTAACAGTCATTTTCAATTACTACAAAAACGCGGCGGGAGTTGCTGAATTTATTAACTCGGAGGCCAGTGAGCGGTTTGTAATGTCAGTATCGCGCCGGGTAATGCAGGCATTGCGCCGCGTTGGTGCGCTAGAGAGCAAAACGAAGCGCATTGCACAAAGCCGCGAGCACTTTTCTACGGCGCAGGATATGTCGGGCAATGTGCTGACATCATTCGAATTCGGCCGATTTGACGCGTTTGGGGCTGGTAATAGACTGGTTAAATCTATCGCTAAAAAACTACGGATAACTCAAAAAATGTTAAAGCCGATGCGTGACCTTGGTAATCTCATTGCGATAAAAGACCTATCTGATAATGTCATTCTCGGGTTTAAAGATGGGATGTTAGTTGCTAAAGGCATCCACAAAGACACATTAAAAAGTTCAGCAATAATGAGCTTTACAGATGGTAGCTCGCTATGGCCATATCGCGCTAAAGTGGCAAGGCATGATACTGGCAGCAACCAAAACCTGAGAATTATCACTGTCGGCGACTCGTGGATGGAGTGGAAAGCGATTTCACAGGCTATCGCAAATTTGATTTATTTCAAATATGGGCGCGGCGGAGATGGGTGGATTTCATTTAACATTGACGGCGGTACGGAAACGAACAATTGCCTGAATAATGTTTCTATCGTTCACAACGGTTTCACTGTTTATGATGCGTCGAACGGTAGTGCGCCAAATTCAGATATTGGTTGTTCGCATGATGGGTTCTCACTGACGTCTGCAAATCAGTTCGCGACCCTGCAAATTAATGGGACTAACTGCAATACGCTGCGTATCAATTATTATGACGGTGATGGTGCGTTTAATTACCGAGTCGACGGGACTGGGGATTGGGTAGCTGTTGTGGGTGGTAATACGAAAACGAAAAAATTCATCGATATCACCGGGCTTGCGGACGGAGAGCACTCACTGAGAATTAACACCACCGGTAATGCCGGCACGGTTGCGCTATATGGGTTTAACGCAGATAAACCTACTGGCGCCACGCTATACAAATGCGGCAATGGCGGCATGACAACGCCGATGTATAGTTATGTTCTGCCACACATTCCGCATTTTGTTGAGTATATCAACCCGGACGTCGCAATTATCATCATCGGGGTGAATGACTACCGTCTTAGCGAAGATGTAAACGCATTTTATACGGGGTACAGCAATCTGATTGATGCATATCGGTCTGTTAATCCAAATATGGGCATCATTCTTATTTCACCCCCCGTGCCAAATGCAACCGGCGCCACAAATATGTCGGTGTTTAACGATGCAATCAGGAGCCTAGCAGTCCAGAAAAATGCCGAGTTCTATAGCGGGTATGACGTGTTCCCGAAAAATTGGGCTGATGGTGATGCGGCTGGCCTTTGGTTTAACAACCTCCATCTAAACAACGTCGGCGCACAACTGCTGGCAACACAGAACGTAGATAAATTCCTTTAAGAGGTGAATAAATGCCATTCCCAGAAATAATTAACTGGACAATGCCAGGTGTAGGATTCCCGAAAGCAAGTGACTTTGAAACTATGGCTCTGGATGTTCCTGTGAAATTAGGCCTGCTCGGTGCGTATTTTACAACTGAATATACCGCCGACGCACTTTACAACTATGCCGATCCAACCAAGCCGCTGAAAAAAATTGGTAGTCCGCAGCTCGATGGCCCGTATGCCGTCTGTAACGCGCAAAACTGCTTTGATACGGGCATTCCGTCACAGAACGAAATGAGCGTCATCTCAATAGCACTGCGCTCAGATACTGCAGCGTCCGCCGGGCAAGGAATGGTGGTGTCGAACTATGACGGCGTAGGCGGAGATTCACTTCGGCTTACTGACACATCCGTTATCGCTAACGCATGGGTAACTGCGGGGTTAACGAATGCGATTACGCCGATCGTGAACATTCCAGGCACAGATTTTGTCATTGGCACTGGCCAGTTTAACCCCGGCCGATCTGTAGCGGGTTTGTATGACCCGACAACAAAAAACATTGTCTCAAACTCGTCGTTGGGTGCAGGGCGCCAGGTGCAATCAAACACGCTGCTGATCGGTGGTCACAGAAGCGCAGGGCAGTTTACTGGCTGGGCGCATGTTTCGGTTGTGCTGGTGTTCAATCGGTTGCTGACTGTAGATGAGTACAAATCGATCTGTCTCTATCTGCGGTTCACATTCGGCCCGCAGTTCCTGATTTGGTAATGCCTTGGCACCGGGATGGAATCCGGCAGGCATTGAAAATGTGAATTCAGCCCCTATCTAAAAACCGCTGCCCCATCGCCGGCCTCGTAGCGTTCAGTCAGGTTGAACATCGGCAGGGGCAGCACTACTTAGACATGTCTACCCGGCGACTTGATTGGCTGACAGGGTTTCATGCCTCAGCAGCGGCTACAGAGCGAGGGTGGGGTGTCGGTAGAGCAGGAGAGTCGAGAGCGACAGGCAAAAAGAACCCGGCACGGCAGCCGGGCATTATCAGTAAATGGGAGTATTGCTACGAGGCTTATCCTTGCCCCTGATGTGAGTATAGTACAGATAGTGTGTGTAGAAAAAACGGCGCGGTTGTAAGTCGATGCGCTATTAACTATGTCATAAGCGGTCAACGCTCTGAAAGCTGAATTGCAAGGGTGATCATGGTGACTGGGATCACTCCCAGCTATCTTTCTTTATCGATCAGCGATCTACAATTTTCGCAGTGAATCTTTCTTCACACCGGTTTTTTCTTACGCTTATACTGTATGTGCATACAGTATTTGTTATGAGGTAAAACACCATGGGAATGCCAAAATTTGCTAGCCCGGCAGCAGACTACGTTGAGAAGCGCTTAAGCCTCGATGAGATCTGCATTTCAAAACCGAGCGCTACTTATCTGCTCCGCGCCGTTGGCCAGGCGATGGCGGTCGGTATCCACGCTGACGCGTTGCTTGTTGTCGATTCATCGGCGACGCCGGTACACGGCAGCATTATCGTAGCCGCCGAGGAGGGCGCGCACGTGCTGCGCAGGCTTCGACTTTACCCGTATCGCGCGCTTGAGTTTCTCGATGGCTCCGGCCGGGAAACTGAACTCGGTAACGAAGACTCGGAAGAAGGGATCGAGGTGTTCGGCGTGGTAATGTACTGCGTGAATGATATGCGGTCGTGCGAGTGGGATGATCTGCCTGTTATTTGA